GGTGGGTGGGGCTCAGGATCGGCCACCACGCTGCAGTCATTGCGGGTATGGAGCCAGGGCAACTTCGGGGACAACTTGCTGTACGGTCCGCGAGGCGGCGGTATTTATTTTTGGGACGCAACGCTGGGAACGGCCACCCGAGGGATCAACCTGACTGCAGTGCCTGGGGCTGATGCGAGCACCCCCACAGTGCAAAATTTGGTCTTTGTGTCCGACATCAACCGCTTTGTGATGGCGATTGGCTGTAACGATTATGGGTCTGGCACCCAAGACCCCATGCTGATTCGCTGGTCTGGGCAAGAGTCAATCACGGTATGGACGCCTGCGGCCACTAATCAGGCGGGTAGCTTGCGGCTGTCTCACGGGTCGCGTATCGTCGCCGCTGTCCAGGCGCGTCAGGAACTTTTGGTGTGGACTGATGCCGCGTTGTATTCCATGCAGTACTTTGGTGCTGAGCCCTGGTGGGGCGCACAGCTGCTGGCCGACAACATTTCCATCATTAGCCAAAACGCGGCTGTGTATGCGTCAGGTGTTGCGTACTGGATGGGCGTAGACAAGTTCTATAAGTATGACGGGCGTACATCAACGCTGCGCTGCGATTTGCGGCAATACATCTTTAGCGACATCAGCATCAGCCAGGCGGACCAAGTGTTCTGCGGTACCAATGAAGGCTTCAACGAGGTCTGGTGGTTCTATTGCTCAAGTGGCTCAACGGTAATCGACAAGTATGTGGTCTACAACTACCTTGAGGACATCTGGTATTACGGATTCCTGGGGCGCACCGCATGGTTGGATTCCGGCATCCGTGCGTATCCGATGGCAGCTACCTATAGCAACAACCTGGTGTACCACGAGAACGGCCTTGACGACAACACGACGGCGACTACGCTTCCTATCGAAGCCTACATCAGCTCGTCTGAATTTGACATTGATGACGGACACCAAGTCGGGTTTGTCTGGCGCATGCTGCCAGATATTACGTTCCGGGGGTCCACTGCCGCCACCCCATCGGTGACTATGTACCTACGCCCCATGCAGAACTCGGGCTCCGGGTACAACAGCCCTGAATCTGTTGGCGGAGATGCAAACTACCCCGTGGTGCAAACTAATGCCGGGTCTGAATATGTTGTTGAAGAGTTCACGGGGCAGATTAACACCCGTGTTCGCGGGCGCCAGCTCGTGATGGAGGTGCGCTCTACCGGACTTGGTATCCAGTGGCAGCTGGGCTCCCCGCGTATTGACATTCGCACTGACGGGAGACGTTGATGTCATACATCGTCACGACCGAAACCGTCCTCAAAAACAACGTCGTATCCCCGGCGCTGCCGGTTTCGCCTGCGCAATACTCTCAGGGAGAGTTTGATAAGTTTAATAACGTCTTGCGGTTGTACTTCAACCAGCTCGATAACTTTATCTCGCGGTTTTCTTCTGGCACTACGACAGATGGCTCTACGCTGACGTTCCCCAACGGGGCGTTTTATCAAGACGGCGTGACCGCGCTGACCGCCAATATAACCAACGTATCCACCACGCCTATTCAGGTAACGTCAACGGCAGATTTCGCCCTGACGACTGGCGGGCTGATTATTGGCACCGAGATCATTGGGTATACAGGCAAGACGGCTACAACATTCACGGGTATTACCCGTGGCATGTATGGCTCAACCAAAGCAGCGCACACTGCGGGAGACACGGTAACTGAAGCCCAGACGTTAGCTTCCCCGACTGTTGCCGCCGCTGTTACCCTTCTTCAAACCACTGCCAGCAACCAGGTCGCACTGGACGCAACGGACAAGACCAAAATCGTCTTCTCTGTGGCTGGGTACTACAACATTCAGTTTAGTATCCAGATGGTGTCTTATGACGGCACAATCGACAACGTCACTGTGTGGTGGCGGCAGAACGGCGTTGACATCCCGTATAGCGCGGGCGTGGCTACAGTTCCGGCTATCCATGGCGGGGTTGCTGGTACGGCCATCATCTCCTGGAACTTGGTGCTTCCGGTCAATGCCGGGGATAACGTTCAGCTGCTGTTTGCTTCGGATACGGGTAACACTGTATGCGCCACCTATGCGGGCGGAACATCACCGACGCGCCCAGTTTCCCCGTCCGTAATTGTCACCGCCACGTTTGTGTCGGCTCTGTACTGAGGACAAGCCAATGCCGCTGAATAGTTACGAACAGGCTATGTACAACGCAACCCACGGAGGGTTGCGGGCTGTTGGGGGTCCTGGGGTCCTTACTAATTCCCAAATATCGTCCGCCAATACGCCAGGGATGCTTGGTAGGAGTCCGTCGTTAGCTGAGTTAGGCTTGACTCTTAACGATCTCCCCAGACCTACCAGAGATTATTCGAATTATGCGGGTTTGCCTGAAGATATGGCTAGAGGACTTGCAGCGCGTAGTGCAGCACTTGACCAAGAGAGTGACGCCAAAGCGGCAGCTAATCCGTTTGAGTGGATTGCCGACAACGTAGACTGGAACAATCCGGTTCTGGCAAACAAACAGATAGATTTTCTTAAAAAATACTCCACTCCGGCCCCAATCAGCGCGGATTTAGCTAGGCGCGCGGAGTATATTGGCACAACCCAACGGTGGTATCCAACTTACGGCGCCAAAAATCCGGTATATACGCAGGAAGAATGGGACAAAGCCTACGCTGTGGAGCAATCTAAGCTGCCACTACATCAAAGGGACTGGAAGACCATATTACCGTCTGACCCTTCAAAAATATCTGCTGCGCTTACACCCGACCGCTACATACAGCAGTCTCTAGCTACGGAGCTGTTGAATCAGGGACTTTCTGGGCACTGGACTGGTATGAGCCCCGCTCAGGGAGCGTACTGGATGGCCCGCCAGCTTAAAGACGCCGGTATTACGCAGCTAAGCCAGTTTGGCAAGCTACCAGATGGTGGGATAGGAAATACGGTAACTGGGAAAAAACTTTCAGATAACACTACCTGGGGGACGTCTGTAGACGGGGGTACTCAATTCGGCGTCCAGTTTGGCAACGACGGCAAGCCTTATTTTTACACGCAAGAGGCGCCGAAGGAGAAGAGCTTTCTTGATAAGGTGACTCCGTTTGCTGGGCTTGCGCTGTCTGTCTTTGCCCCTGGGCTTGGGACTGCAGTGGGCACTGCGCTAGGTGCATCTGGAGTAGCGGCATCCGTGATCGGTAATGCGATTGTGCAAGGCACGTTGGCTGAAGCGACCGGAGGGCACTTTAAAGATGGGGCTATTGCGGGGGCTGTTGCTGCGGGGGTTGCGCCTACCGTTGCAAACACTGTGGGGACATCTGTATCGAATGCAGTATCGGATTCTGCAACGCGGGACATTGTCACCCAAACAGTTAATGCGTCCGCCACAAGTGCCGCTACCGCTGCTATAACAGGTAAGGATATCGGGCAGGCAGCGCTTTCTGGGGCCGTGGCTGGAGCCGCCGGGGGGACTGCGCGTAACGTAGCCACTGCAGCAGAGTACGGGACTACGCCGTTTTCCGAACAAACGCAAACACTAGCCGCAACCGACAAGGGACTTAACCTCACCAGTGATGTGGCTGCAAAGGTGGGCGCTATAGCTCCGGGGCTTGCTGCCAGTAAAGACCCATCAAAAGCGCTTCTAACTGCTATTGCGGCAACCGCTGCCGACGATTTGGGATTGAAAGATTCCATCCTCAAAGGTTCAACCGTTCAGACGGATGCGGGCAGTTTGGGAGCCGAGAGCGACCTGGCGGGGGAGTCCGCCTCTGGCTTAGACCCCGCGCAGGTAGATAAGTGGGCGCGCGACCCCAATAACGGTACATATCTGGACCTCATGCCAGAGTCTACGCGCAACGCAGTGCTCGCGCGTATGGATGAGCTCAACCTTAGGGGGGCCCAAGATGATGGGACCACTGAGGGCATTAAGGAGGTAATCAAGCCTACTACGCCTACGCAAACCGCATCTGGACTTGACCCCGCGCAGGTAGATAAGTGGGCCAGAGACCCGAACAATCACGTTTACCTAGACCTCATGCCAGAGTCTACGCGCAACGCAGTGCTAGCGCGGATGGAAGAAATAGATGCCGAAACAGCAGGAGATACCGGCGGGGGCGGAAGTCTGGGTGATGAGAGCGACCTATCAGGAGATACCGGCGGGGG